CAGCGCATCCATGGCACAGAGCACGCCGTCGCTGTTAAACGACCAACTCATGCCGTTGCTCTTGTAGCTCGCGGTCAACCCACCGGCTTGCAGGTAGATCGTGGAGAGCGGGTACAGCGGCATTCCCTTGGCTGCCAGCTGCAGCGACACGCCGGCCCGGTTGCCCCGCAGCAACGCATTGACGGTGCGGGCATAGCGGGTCGCCATCGAGGCGGCATTGCTGCCTTTGAACTCGTAGCCGTTGTTAGCCGTCCAGACCACGGCGTCATCCGATGCCAACGGCAACGGCACCTCGGTCTTGGGCGAGCTTTCGACGCTGCTGTTCTCTTGCTGCAGGTCCACCTGCTGCTGGCCCTTGTCGTTACCGCCGCCGACTGGCAAATCCTTGTCTTTGGCATCGGCTTGGAGCTGCTCTTTGCTAGGCCGCTGCTGCACGCCAAAGGTGCGATCCCGCTGGATGCTGACCTCGGTGTGGCTGAACACCAGCTGTTGCGCCTGATCAAGCAGCGCGTTGAGCTGGTTATTGGTGGTGACGTTGGTGCCCTTCTCAGCGATGTACTGCTGCCCGTCCAAGGTGATCGCATAGGCCAAGTAGCGATCTACTCGCGTCTTGGTCTGGCCGGTCGGTTGGTTGGTGTCGTAGTAGGTGACCGTGCGCTCCGAGATGTACGGCGCGGTTGGCAGGGTGCTGAGGTCGTAAGTGCTGAAGTCGTAGCCGCTGACGTTCACCTTTGCCAGCAGGCTGCACAGCGGTTCGTAGCGCGTCACAGTCGTTTTGATTTGGCGCTTCTCTACCTGCTTGGGCTTGTCTGCATCCTCATCAACGACGCGCTCAGTTCCCGCGGGATCTGGGCAGATCTTGTCAGGCGGCAGTGCCTGCGGTTCGTTGGTGGCCTCTTCTTTGACCTCCTCGTACTCGAAGGTCTCTTCGGTGGTGAACTCCAGTTCGCCTTGCGCGGCCTGACGCAGCAATGTGTCGTTGGCACCGGTCTGCGCACCGCCGATTTCACCGGCTTCGTACTTGGCGTTGATGACCGCCTGCAGGATCGTGCCGACCTCACTGGCAACGATGCGCTTTTCGACTGAGCGCCGCAGCGTGGCGTAGTTGCTGTCGTCGTAGGTGGTGCGGGTAAGCGTGCTGGGGTTATGGCTGAAGGTGGCGCTGTAGACCGTGGCGCCCTCGTCGTCTTCCACCGTGAAGGTGTACTCCTGGTTGTAGGTGACGCTCTCGTCTTCCTCCCAGTTGCGCAGGCGCTCAGCCTCAGCAATGGCGTCTAAAGCGGCTTGATCATTGGCTTGTTCTGCGGCCTCCTTGGCATCCAGCTCTTGCTGCGCTTCATCTGCAGCGGTGTCTTTGAGCCGCTTGTAGTTGAAGGTGACGCTGACGGTCTGCCCCGGCAGGATGCCTTGGTTGATGCCGCTGAGGTCGATCAGCTCATCGGTGGTGATCAGCGGGCCACTGCCATACCCATCAATGGTGACGATCTGCAGCGTCTCGTTTTCGGTCAGGTAGCCAAACAGCGACTCGCTGCTCAGCAGCTGATCAATCACCGACACGTAGCCGGAGCTAAGATCAAAGTCGTCTTGGTAGACGTTGGTGAGCGATTGGCCTGTACTGCTAATCCCTAGCGCCATGCAACACTTGCTCAGCACTGAGCTGGCATAGATGCCCATCGGCGCACGGCCCATCACCTTGGCCGGGGCCAGGGCGTATTCCTCGCGGACGGTCAGCTTGCTGGCGGCATCCGGGCTGGAGAAATTAAACGGCTTGGCACCTTCCTTGGGCAGATAACAGGCGTTGGCGCTGTCGTAGTCGTACTCGTCGCTCGGGTAGTTGGCCGGATCAGGGCCGTTCGTGCCATCGGGGTCTTCCTCCTCGGCCTTGGCAGCCCGCAGATTGGCGAGGTAGACGAGCTTGTCGCCCAGTTGCACCGTGGTGGTGCCGCGAAAGGGGTCCGCAAAGCTGCTCAGTACCCGCAACGTGCGCGGGATCCTGGCAATGGTGTTGCCTCGCGTCCAACCAAAGTTGACGGTGCTGCCGACAGCAGGCGTGCTCAGCCCATCGAGCACCACCTGACCCCGGCAGGTGATCAGCCCTTGGCCAGCACTGAGCGCTTCATCGGCCAAGTTGCCTTGGATGACGGTGCCGAGGTTGCAGAAAACCTTGGCGCGAACATCAACCGTCATTGAGCAACCCCCACGCTGAGCGACACGGTGTATGTGATGACTTTCAAGCCGTTCACCACGTCATTGGTGGCTGTAGCCGTTGGAGCACTGACGGGGAAGTAAGCACCTGCTGCTGGTGTGGTGCCGACTGTGGTTTCAAACCAGCTCTGCAGCGCCGTCCAGCCACTGGCATTCGTCTCGCCTTCCAGCGCATATACCTTGGTTGCCGTCAGCGGGCCAGTGATGTAGCTGGTGCCTGCAGCGGTGAGCTGCATTTGCGGCACGTCTTGGTAGGTCACGGGCGGGCGCAACAGCGTTAGCGTGCAGCTGCCAAGGGTGAACGTCCCAAGTGCGGGACGGTCCTCGGCACTCTTGGCCTTTTCCTTCTGCCGTAGTGCAACCTGCAGCGCTTGTGCTGCATCCACTAGCTCCACGCTGGCCTGGATGTAGCGGCCGGCTTGCTCACCGCTAGGGGCACTGGTGAACCAGCAACCGACTCCGCTCCAGCTCAGGCCATTGGCGCTGGCGGTCAGGCTGACGGTGGTGCCAACGCTGTTGGCAGCCACGCTGTCGGCATCTTGGATGCGGGCATCACGCCAGGTGTTGTAAACGCTGATCAGTGACTGCCACTCGCTGCTGGTCAGCAGGCCGCTGACACGCCACGAGCGAGCGGTGAGGCCATCGCTGGTGCCGGTCTCTTGGTAGCCGTAGGGCTGGGCCAAGAGTTTGCTGGTGGTGAAGGCTCCGATGGTGACGCTCATGGCTAACCGAGGTTGACGGCGTAGTCGCCGGTATTGGCGTTGACGGAGACGTTGACCGCCCAGTCCTTTTGGGCTAGTGCGCTGGTGGCATCGGCTAGTTGGCTGTTGACCTTGACGAGGGCATCACTGACAACGGCGAGGTCATTGGTTGCACGCCCAAGATCCGCCTGAGCAGCACCAATGTCTTGACCCAAGCGCAGCTCTTGGCGGGCAGCCTTGATGAAATCAAGTGTTTGCTGGTTGATTTGCTCGCGAGTGCCACTGGCTTGAAAGCGAATCCCAAGTTGATTGGCCAAAGCGTCGGCTTCAGGACGCAGTTGACGGCCTACAGATGCTTGACGGTCAGCCACTTGCTGCGGGCTGAGAAATCTATTGAGACCGCTGCCGCCGGTGTTCTGCAGCTCACGCAGAGCGGTCACACTGTCTTGGATGCCTCGACTAATGCTCTTGACCGCATCTTGAGCCGATTTGAAGGCATCCTGCAGGTCGGCCTTAGTTTTGGCAGCAGCCAGTTCCACGTTGGCGGCTGCCAGCTTGGAGGCATTGAGCAGGTCGGTGCTACCGGGGTTGGCACGCAGTGCTGCTTGGGCATCCTGCTCAGCCCGCTTGGCATCCTCCAACTGCTTGACCGCTTGCAGAGCGCCGATGCCGGTCCCGGTGAGGCTGCCGCGCTGTTGCTGAATGTAGATTTCGTCTTGAATGCTTTTCAGCTGATTAGCTGCCGCGATATTTTCCGCCCAGCGCTGCCCTTCGGTTTTCTTAAGTTCATTGAGACGAGTCTGCTTATCAAGGGCTTCTTGGGTCAGACGTTTGTATTCTTCCGCCTCAGCAACAGGTGGCTTCGCCTTGGCTGCGGATGCTGGTGCTGCTGTTGAAGAAGATTCTGCACTTGTAGCTTCGTTAAGCTTGGCCAGCTCACCTTTGAGCAAGTCTTGAAGAATGGCCTCGCGGATCCCAGTAGCGCTGCCCTTGTAGGTTTTCCCTTTGTACTTGACGGTGACTGGACCAAAGAAGCCGCTGCCTTGACCAGGAAACAACTGACTCGCAACAGCATTGGTTGCTTCTTGTTCACGCGCAAGCACCTTGTCAGGTGCCAAGGCAGAGACTTGATTCAGCTTTGCAAGAACATTGTTGATATTACTAATAAAGCCAGCAAACAAGGGTGAGAGAACCTTGTCCAGCGTTGTTGCCAGATTGGAGAAGCCATTGCCGATCTGCCGCAAACCATCACTAATGGTGCCGGCGTTAATCTTGGCTGCATCTGCAGCGGCACCGGACGATTGCGCTTGTTTGGCCAGCAGTTCATTGTACTTCACAAGCTGGTCATTCAAGAGCGGCTGAACAGCGGCCTGCGCTTCCACGCTGCCTAGCAGGATCGCAATCTTGTCGGCAGCGCCACCGGTCTTTTGCTGCACTTCGGTCAATACGCCACCTAAGCCTTTGGCTTGCAGTGCGCCCACATTGAACTGAATGCCAAGCGACTGAGCAAGCTCTTTGGCTTGTTCCGATGGCTTAATAATGCTTGCCAGTGCTTGACGTAAGCCCGTGAACGTCTGAGAGACCGGCACGCCACGTAGTGTTGCCGTTGCGATGGCCGCATTTAGTTCTTCAATACCAACGCCAGAAGCGGCCGCGATTGAAGCAATGTTGCCAATCTCTGCAGCGTACTGACGCACTGTGATCACACCATCGGCCTGGGTCTGTACAAAACCATCGACAATCTTGGTTGCATCTGATGCGGATAACCCGTAAGCGTTAATGACGCCAGTCAGTGCCGATGCAACATCGTTGACTTCAGCAAAGCCACCCTTGGCACCAAGAGCAGATGCGCGAAGGATTTGCGTGGCATCAGCAGCAGAGGAAAAGCCAGAGCTGGCAACGTCATAAGCAGCCTTGGTCAGGTCAAGTGTGCTGATGTTGTTGTTTAGCTCAACCGACAACGCCCGAAGCCTTGTACCAAGCTCCTGCGAATCAACTCCAAGAGTGCGGACAGCAGCAGCAGCAGAATCCAGCTGCGTGACTTGATTGCCAACAAAGGCCGCAATGCCAGCAGCAGAGGTAGCAAGACCTAGCGTGCCAAGGGCCGACTGAAGTGAACCGCCAACACGCTTAACCGTTGATTCCGCTTGCTGCAGGCCTGCGTTGAATTGCCGATCATCAACACTGAGCGTCAATACAGCACTGCCCAGCTGATCCGCCACAACGCCCCTTCATGTGTCCTTAAGTTGCCGCTGATCGCGGGAACCTAGGCCATGACAAGCGCTCTCGCTGCACTGGCTAACGCCACTGCAATCTTCACTGTTCCAACCGTTGGCACCGTGACTGATGCGGTCACAGGCAACGTGATTCCAGCGTCGGAAACAGTCACCGTGAGCTTGTACCTACGCCAAGGCAGCACACGAGCATCGGACTTTCCTGGTGTCGATACAGAGATCGAAACCTACGAGGGCTATGCGGTGAACCCGCAGGCACTGGATGCCCGCATCAAGCCCGGTGTGGTCGGCACGCTCAACTTTGCCGGTCAAGGCAGCATCGACTGCGAGGTGATCAATAGTCGCTATCCCTATGGCACCACCGGCCTGATCGGCAACACAGTGCAGCAGGTGATCGGTGACAAGATCCGCTTGGCCCGCTACGTGCAGGGCTGATGCCAGTTCAGGTCAAGGCCAACTTCAAGCTGACCGGCTGGAATGCCAATCAGCTGAAGCTCAGGGTGCCGCAGATCCTGACCAGCTACGGCAAGGTCTTGGGTGATCAGCTGAAAGAAGAGATCAAGACCCCGCAGTTTGGCTGGCCGCGCAGCACCAAGCGCCGCAACGGTCAAACCGTCAGCAGCCCACGCGACATCGTGGACCTTGGCGGTCTGCTCCGCTCCCAGCGGCGTGACCGCCCAAGTGCCACACAGCTGCGCTTCACATGGGAGCCAAAGAGCAAAGACGGCTTTATGTATGCAGGCCTGATCTTGACCGGCTACACCACCAGCAAGGGCACACTGGTGCCTGGCCGTAACTGGATCAAGCCAGCACTAGAGAAGCAACCGCTAGATCGCTTCTTTGCTGAGCAGTGGCGCCGCCTTGATGGTCTCGGCGGCTTGTAGACACAAAAAAGCGGCCATCTCCAGCTGGCCGCTCTGTGTTCGTCCGACAGCCTAGTTTGCTCAGGCGTTGGTCTCGGCAGACCAGGAATACGCACCGTAACCCGACAGGGTGAAGCTCACCGTGGCCACGTTGCCTGCAGCAATCGACTCGGAGAAGTCAGTCACGAACGCAACGCCGGAGTGATGCTCGGGGCTACCCGTGCTGCTCATCTCAGGCGATTCCCGATACCACTCAACGGTGGTGCCACCAGCAGCATTCAGGGCTGCGTTCTTGAGGATCGCGTATCCAGCGTCGTTCAAGTTCAGGTTCATCTCGCAAGGGATGGTGTACGCCTGCGTAGTCACCAGCGATGCGGTGAAGCCAAGGGTGGAGCCGTAGTCCTGCACTTCCTGCGTCTGGCTGCTGCCCTGGATGCCAGCGTTGGTCAGCGACAGCACCTCAGTCATGCCGGTGCTGTTGGCAGGGTTAGTGCTAGCGGTGGTGCCGGCTTTCACCCAAAACCGATACCCCAGCGAGTTGAAGAAGGCACCGGTGGCCATGACTTAAACCTGTGGCGTGTGCCTTAGGTTGCCCCTAACTGGCAGCGGCTTCCTCTTCAGCCTCAAGCACTTCCCACGGGGTCATGCGCGGGCACACATGCAGGTCAAAGCCCTTCACGTCATGGGCGACACCAGCGGTGGCCAATAGAGCTTCTTTCAGATCCTGCTTGCTGCAGCTCAGCTCTTTGCAGATCGCAGCGGGCTGCCAGCCCAGTGCCATCAGCCGCCTGGCATTGTTGCCCAGTAGCCGCACCTTGTGGGTGGCCTTGATGGTCCAGTTGTGACCGCGCAGGAAGTGCAGCACCTCGCCTTGGGCAAAGCTCCAGAAGATTGTGCTGAGCTTCCCCTTATCGGGATCCCATGCCCGGCACGACTTCAAGAACGCGATGTCGCAACAGGAGAAGATGTCCTCCTTGGCCATGCAGTGGCTGTACTTGCGGCACAGCTTCCCGCCAAACATCTTGATCAGGCCGATGTTCTCCGCATACATGCGGCCAAAGCGGCGCTGCTCCTCACGGGTGAGCGGCTTAGCCAGGTGACCTTCACTGCGCTTTTTCTCCGGTGCAACAGCCGGAGTGCTGAAGAAATCAAGTTGGCCTTCAGCAACGCGCATCTTGTCTAACTTCGCAGGACGAGGCGCGACCCGAAGGCTGATACTGCGGTGCTGGTGCATAAGCATCCCAACACTTTAGTCAAATGCGGCAGAACGTTTAATGCGTTCTTGCTCTCCGCTTGCGGTGTGCTATTGAACTCAACGCTGATCACATCAATCTGCGCACGCTTGAGATTGGCATTCGGGA